CTTCAAAATATTCTGAGGGATTGTATGAGCATTATAATTGACAGTAGAGAGGCCAACCTCTCTAAGACAATATACGAGAAGCTGTGCAAAACATTCGATGTGCAAGTTCTTTACTTGCCTGCAGGAGATTATTTGTTAGCTGATAGCGTAGCCATAGAGAGAAAGACTGGAGCAGGCTTCTACTCTGACTTGATCAGCGGTCGCTTGTGGGAGCAGCTTAACAAGCTTTGCGAATGCTACCAGAAGCCTATTGTCCTCATAGAAGGCTTGGAGTACAATGGCAGGCTCAGAGAAGCAGCTTCAGTGTGCAGAGCGGGCATATCGACTATATTGCTTCATTGGAGGAAAATCCGCTTGCTGTTCACTAAAGACGAGAATGAAACTGTGTACTACCTTAAGTATTTAACCAGCAGAATAAGCAATCCTAAGAAGAAAATCTATGTTCCTCCATTCGTTAAGAAAAGCAGGAAGCCCAGCGAAATAAGATCTTATATGCTTCAGTGTATTTCAGGGATAGGCCCTAAAGCTGCTCAGAGAATTCTAGAGAAATTTCCTACTTTGGAGAAACTGTGCTTAGCCAAAGAAGAAGACTTGAAGAAAGTAGTCCCTAGGAGTAAACTCCCTATTTTAGTAGAAGTAATAAAAGGTGAGAGGTGATATCTTGAAGAAAATAGATAAGTGGCTAGCTAAACTAGCCAAAGAAAGAAATTTAGAATTAGAAAGATTGAGGGAAGAATATGCATTGATAAGAAGTGATTTAGAGAAACGAGGCATGAAAGGGGATTTGAATGCCATAGCAAAGAATATGCTCATGGTCAAGTACAGAGAATACAAAACTCTTAAGAGAAAGAGGAAGTATCCACTAGAGAACTTTGTAGGCTTCAAGATAGGAGATGTAGGCTTAACTGATGATGCTCAGAGAATGAGAGAGTGGGCCAGGTATGTTGTAGACAGGTACGGCTTGGAGTATGCAAAGCAGCAAGGCTTAGTTGAAGAGAGAGAAGATGAAATAGTAGTCTTAGACACAAGGAAGACAATATTCGGCAGAGAGAACAAGAACTATGGTAAGCCGTTGCCTCCAGACTTGAAGCTCAGGCGGAGAGACTTGATATTCTTAGCGAAGAAAGCTGACGACGAGGAGTTCATGTTTACAAGGATCCAGACTAAAGACAACAAGCTTGCAGTGGCTTGGGGAGATGTGCCATTCCATGTGCCTGTGTCTTTTACAGCTGCTGTGCAAACTGCTGATGCTTCCGGGTATTTGCTTTCAAGTTCCAGCGCTAAAGCTACAATGACTGTTTTCAGGGAGATAAAGGAGAAGTGGGATGTCTACAAGATTTTCAAGAAGTGGGCAGACGAGAATTTGACTCCTATACGGGATGCTCTGAAGTTCCATGAAGCAACAAAAGATGCTTGGGACCGCTGGATACTCCTCAAAGGAATAGTGGCTTCTATAAACTTCGAGAATGAGACTTACCGTGGCATACCAGCTACTTTAGTGGACACTGAGACAGGCTACAGCGCTGAAGACTCAATACTGTTCTACATACCTGACCACTTGAAAGTAAACTTTGGCGTGTACAGCGAAATCTACTTATTGGGCAAGACTAGAGGAATCCAAGAAGTAGACGAAGAGACTGGAGCAAAATTCACTGTAGACGTCACTGTTGATGCTTGGGGATTCTTCCCTGTCCCAGGCAAGAGCACTGAGCCTCAAGAGAGCTTGCTCGAAGAAGAGGGAGAAGAGGAGATTAAAGGCTTCATACCAGCTGAGTGAGAATATGCCTGGGCATCCCAGATTCTACATACTCTTGCAGGAAATAAAAGAACTACATAACAAAAAGAATGCTGACTACTCAGAAGAAGGGAATCCTCTGAGCAACTTCTACGAGTGCGAGAAATTTGGTATACCTGCATGGAAAGGCTGCTTAGTCAGGATAAGCGATAAAACCAGCAGAATCTTCAGGCTAGCTGCCAAAGGCAAAGCAGAAGTCAAAGAAGAGAGCATTATCGACACTCTCAAAGATTTAGCTGTCTACAGCTTAATATGCATAATACTCTACGAGCAAGCTTGTGGTGAAAATGTTGAAGCCTCAAGCTAAAGATTTGCCCGACAAGCCTGTAGAAATTGTTCACGGCTACTTGGTTATCTACCCAGACTTGATGGATCTCTTTGAGCACTACACTGTGGAGTGGGATAATCAAAAGCTCAGAGTGTGGAAGACTAAAGTCAACGTTGAGGTCTTGGATTCTCAGCATACTCCGCTCCTCATTCTCCCTCTCTCCATGAAGCTCAACGAGACTTTGCAGTTCGGTGACTACATTGCTGGTAAATCAGATCTAGGAGTAATAAGCATAAACAAGCTTAGCTAAGTAAAGTTTAGATTTTACATAAGCAAATAAGAGGGATTACATGAAAATAAAAACAGAGCCTAACCGAGTAGTAGTTACTCTAGACAAGCCGGCAAATCAGATTTTCGTGTACCCAAAAGGGGAAATACAAGTTAAGCAGGACAGAGTAGGCAGAGTTTATTTGAAATTCATAGCGAAGGAGGTAAAGAAATGATAGAAGTTACATGCCCATATTGTAAAGGAACAGGCAAAATAGAAAAACCTATAGATGAAGCAACTCCGTTGGAGCTAGCAGAATCAGCTCATGCAGAAGCATGTGAGCTCTGGAGAAAATACGACGACATGGCAAGTTTAGTAGCAATGCTATATGCGCTTAAAGAAAAGTTAAAGAAAGAAATCGCTAGGAGGTGAAACCTTGACAGAAACAGTTAACGTAGAAAAAGAAGAGGAAGTAGAGTACCTTGGGTACGCAGATGAATGGCTCGACAACCTCATAAACGACGTCAAGCCGATACTAGCTAAAATAGCTGAGGACACATTTACAAGGTACAGGCAGATAGGGAAAATGATTCTGAAGTCAGGCTACAAGAAAGGGCAGTGGAAATCAAAGCACAAAAGAAAATTCATCAAAGAATTAGGAATCAGCGGCTCAACATTCAGCTTGTTTGTGCGCTTAGCTGAGATAAGCGACAAAGAGTTCAAGAAAATCAAGGACACTTACAGCTCAGTAAACGAGTGGTACCGGAGAGGAAAGCCTAAGCAAATCAGCGATGAGCGGAAAGCTTTGCTGAGCAGCTTGATAGAGAACTTCCCTGAGCAGAGCCAGGAGATAAAAGAGATCCTGAGGACGGAGAAGCCTTACTTAAAGGAGAAGGACTTAGGAGAGTTCTCAAGGAAAGTCTTCCTAGGCAATCAAACTCCTATGGAAGCATTTGTTAAATACTACTACTTAACCAGCGATTCAAAAATTAAACTGCCTATGTGGATACTGGTGGGCTTCCAGATTTACTTGGAGAAAACAGGGTTGGATCAAGACTTAGACGCTACAATATTCTCAGTGCTTAACGACATCCTCTTAGACGAAGGAATAACCCAAGACGAAATAGAGAAAGCAGCTAAGAACATGCTCAGATCAGAGTGGGGAATCCAGTGAAAGTCTCAATAATAAACGCTGTATACTACCCTATTAAAGGGAGAGCTTTTGAACCTGCTAGGCCTGGAGTAGCATTAATAGGCAGAGATGTAGAGACTAAAGCTAAAGTCTACTATGCTTGCTCTGTTGATCCGCACTTCTACATTGAGGACTGGGTGCTCAAAGGAGCTGATTTAGCAGCATTAAAGAAGCTTGGAGCGAAAAAGATTGAGTACAGCACTAAAAGGACTTTGTCTAATCGGCTTACCAGAAAAATTAGCGTGCGTAAATGCTCAAACGTAGATGAGATATTGACTTACTTAAGGAAGGTCTACAGAGCCAGAGCTTACGAAGCTGACTTAGCCAAAGTTTCTGGCTTGCCAATAAGGTTCCTCACAGAGCACCACTTAACCAGCGGCTATGAAGTCAAAGACGCTGATATATACCCGGCTGATGTTGAGCCTGTACTCAGATACTGGCTCTTTGACATAGAGTGGATAAGCTCCAGAGCTGCCTCTGTGGACGCTAAGAGAGACGAGCCTATAGTCCTGTTCTCTTGGTACGACAACTTTGACGACAGAATATTCACTGTGTACTGGCATGAAAGAGATTTCCCAGCTCTCTCTAATTTCCATGAAGTCTACAAAGCCAAATGCGAAAAGGAGCTCCTCTATGAAGTGCAGAAAAGCCTTGAAGAGCAGAATCCAGACTTGCTTGCTGCCCACAACTTGTACCGAGCAGACTTGCCCAAATGGTTCTCCAGAATGCTTAAGCATCGAATGAACCTTAATCTGCTCAGCCCTAAGCCTTTCAGGAAAGTGAGCATGTATCCCAGAATGACTATTAAAGGGAGAGTTCTCTTCGACGTTCTCTCAGCATTCAAATTGTACACAAACAAAGAGCTTGCCAGGTACAGTTTAGAATACATTGCTGAGCATGAAAAATTAGGAGTACCTAAGATACCTCTTAAAGGCACTACTTCTAAGTATTGGAGTGATGAAGCCAGTATAGATGTAACTTTAATACCTGAAGAAGCTAAGAAGTATCTGCCTAAAGAAATGCCTCCAAGCTTTGTGCTTTACTTGAGGAATTACCTCGATGTATTAATACTAAAGCTGCTTGAAGACAAGCATGCTCTCATAAACTTCTTTGCAAGCTTGAGAGCTTTTGCTGGCTGCTTGTTCGAGGATACTTTCTTCAAGTACAAGATTTACGATGCTGCTCTCTTGAGAATGTGCAGCGACATAGCTTTGCCTACAGCAGGCAGGTACTCAGGGAGCGGAGGCTTCAAGGGAGCTCTGGTCATTGAGCCTGAGCCTGGAATCTACGACAATGTAGTCTGCATAGACTTCAAGAGGCAGTACCCAATGATAATCAGAGGGATGAACATAAGCCCAGAGACTTTCGCAGGAGTAGAATACAAAGACCCTGAAGGCTTCGCCAAGAGGATGCTCAGGAAAGGCTACTGTGTAGCTTACAATGAGAGAGCAGCATACGCATTCAAGAGCAAGCCTAAAGGGATAATGGTTAAACTTGTAGAATATTACTGGAAGCAGAGGGACCGCTTCGAGGAAGCTGCTCTTAGAGCTGCTAAAGCAGGGGACAGAGAAGCAGAGAAAATAGCTAAGAGGAAAGCGTTCCAGACAAAGCAAATCTTGAATTCAGCATTCGGAGTCACAAGCTACTCAGCTTTCAGACTGTACAAGAGAGAGTCATGCGCTGCTATACCTTTCATGGCTAGGATAGGAAGCGAGAAGACTCTAAGCAAGTTAAACAGCAGAGGATACCAAGTCCTTTATGGAGACACAGACTCGATGTTCTTTATTTCTTCGGAGAGCATTGAGCAGCTTAAACAGCTTATAGATGAAATCTCAGCAGAATTGAACAAGGAAGCCAAGGAGAAATGGAACGCTAAGAGAGATTTATTTGCTCTTGATCTGCAGAGGATTTACAAGAAATTCATAGTCTTGACTAAGAAGAGGTATGCAGGCTTGTACATTTGGGACTCAAAAGAAGGCTATGCAGAAGGCTTCGAGTGGAAAGGCTTGGAAGCTATAAGGAGTGATTCGAGCATCCTTGAGCAGACAGCTCAGAGGAAAGTTATCACGATGCTTCTCAGAGAGAAGAGCAGAGAAGAAATCTTAAAGTACATTAAAGAGTTAATCAGAGGCTTGGAAGCTAGGGCATATTCAATAACTGAAGTAGGCTTCCCTGAGAAGATAGGCAAGCGCTTCAAGATGGCTAAAGGTAGGATAGTTGAGTATGGCTACGGGAACAGAGCTCCGGCCAATGTGAAAGCAGCGTACTACAGCAATATGTATCTAGGCACTGATTACGCTTCTGGAGATAAGCCGATTAGGCTGCCAATAATACCTGGGAAATTAACCAGCTTTCCTAGGCGATTCACGATGGTTTTAAAAAATTCCAGCCGGGAATACGAATGCAAATGGATTGCTATAGACGAAAGCCTTGAAGTCCCAGAGGAAATCGAGAAAGCGGTGGACTGGGAGAAAATCAAAGAGAGATTCCTGAACAAGATAGCTCCTCTAATGGAACTGGCTGGAATCAAGAAAGAAGATGTACTGCCTGAGAAAGAAAGCTTGAACAGGTGGATTAAATGTGGCGAAGTGGACTGAAGAAGACGATGAAATACTCAGAAAGCTCTACCCTACTTATGACATCGACGTTATCCTTGACGCTCTAGGAGGGAAATTCTCTTGGCATGCAGTCAGAATCCGAGCTTCTTTATTGGGCTTGAAGAGAATAGGGAGAGGAGGAAGCCGTGGAGAAAGCAAGTATGAAGGAATGGCTTACTGCTCGAAATGCTCAAAGTGGATTCCTAAAGAGAAAGTTAAAAATTACCGCTGCCCTTACTGCGGCCGGAAAGTCAGATTCCCAGGCCCACTCAGCTACAGGAGGAAGAGGAAATGGAGGAAAGAAAAGAAAGAATAAGCAAGACTGAGTACTACTTGAGGATAGCAAGCATGGTGGCTATGCGCTCGACCTGCCTCAAAGTGAAATTCGGCGCTATAATAGTGGACGATGATGGAGTTATACTTTCTACAGGATACAACGGCTCTGCTCGAGGAAGCTTCAACTGCGATGACTTAAACTATTGCTTGCAGGAGCATTTAGGAAGCAGAGGCTTCTTTGACTACTGCATTGCAGTCCATGCTGAAGAGAATGCTGTTATAAATGCTGCAAGATCAGGAGCCAAAATAAAAAGAGCCACTCTGTACTTGGCAGCTTCAGCAGATTCAACTCCTAAGCAAATCGAGAGAGCATACGAATGGCTGAACAAAGGCCCATGCTTCAGGTGCAGGAGAATCTTAATAAATGCGGGAATCAAAGAAGTCGTAACGCCTTATAAGCGTTGGACTTTCAACGATTTGGTGGACTTGGAGAGGGAGTGGTTCGAGAATGCTTACAGAAAAGCAAGAGAAAACAAGGGCTAAGAAGCTCTTCAAGAAGCTGTACGGAAAGAAAGCTCCGCACTACAAAGTCTTAAAGAAAGAGCATCCTGTTCTTTTCAAAGCAATAATGAAACACTGGAACGGCTACCGAGCTTTCTTGCGGTCCATCAAAGTTGAGCCTCCCAAACCTACTCCTAGAGAGAAAGCTTTCATAGAGTTCTCAAGCCGCTGTGCAAAGCGCTACTATGAGAATGGTGAGTGGAGCACATTCGAGAAGGAAATGAAAACCCTAATAGACAAAATATGCTTAGATTTAGGCTTAACTTACATCCACAACTACAAGTATCCTTCTATGAAAGGCAAAGGCTACTACAAGTTTGACTTCTATTTCTTCTTAGGCAGCAAAGAGCTTAAAGCTCGAATAGAATGCGACGGAGTGTTCCACAGAATAGGCAACACTGCAGAAAGAGACAAAGCCATAGACGACTATTTAAGAAGCAAAGGAATAGAGACTCTAAGGATCACAATTAAAGATGATCCCAACAAGTATGCTATTAAAATACTGGCTTTCCTTCTTAAGAGAATAGGTGATGCAAGTGAAATGGCTACCCGAAGAAATAGAGGTTTTAAAAAAGCTCTACGGCAAAAAGCCAGTTAGAGAAATAGCTAAAATTCTGAGGCATTCAATGAATTCCATAGAAAAGAAAGCTCGAGAGCTAGGTTTACATCGAGAAGATTATTGGACTCAAGAGGAAATTGAAATTTTGAAGGAGCATTACACTTACGGAGACAAAGAAGAAATCCTCGAGCTTCTCCCTAGGAGGACTTGGCGTGCTATCCAGAATAAAGCTAGACAGTTAGGCTTAAAGAGACGAACAAGGTTTAAAAACGAGCAAGACTTTAAAAATTATTTGGAATCTTTAAGGAAAGTGGTGGAATTTTAATGCTAAAATTGACCCACGAATACAAACGTGTTGTAGCTTTGATCTCTGACTTGCACGTTGGAAGCCGCTTTGCATTATGGCCCGAAGACTATACAAGCCCATTCGACAAATCCAACATTTCAGCTATGATGAACCCTGGACAAAAGAAAATCTTGAACTACTGGAAAGACTTCGTCAAGACTTGCATAGACTTCAAGGTTGATAGCATATTCTTGGTAGGCGATGCAACTGCAGGCTACAACCCCAAAGAGCACGGAATGTACATGATGACAACCGACATAGAAGAGCAGGTAGAAGCTACAGTAAGACTCCTGGAGCCTCTGTGCAAAGGGAGAAAGCTTGCAGTCTGGAGAGGAACACCTTACCATGAATCTTTAGCTACGAACATTAAAATACACAAAGCCATAGCTGAACGCTTAGACGGCACTTACTTTGATGCTGTAGCAAACCTTAAGCTTACACCGTCGAAGAGAGTAGCCAATGTAGCACACAAGAGCACTGGAGCAATCATGTACCCTGAAACAGCTATGGGCAGAGACATGCTGACTCTGAAGGAAGCTGAAGCTTTGGGCTACTTGCCTACTAAAATAGACGTTATAATTAGAGCTCACAGGCACAAGTGGTGCCACATACACAAGAGAGGCGTGCACTTTATTCAGCTTCCTTGTTGGCAAGCCTTTATACCTTGGTACGGAGCGGTCCGCTGGTATACTAGGATGCAGCCTGATTTAGGCGGAGCCATAATGCTTATAGACAGCAAAGACCGTATAAGAGTGTTTCACTTCCTCTATCCTGCTGTCCACATAGCGGACAGGACTTTAAAGTTTTAAAGGAGGTGAAAGTTTTGAGGGAAGTAGTTGCTAAAGTGATAACTGTGCTCTTCTGGCTTTGCGTCGGCGTCTTAGTCCATGACTATGCCCATGCTCTCTGGCAAATCGGCGGAATACAAGAAGTCTTAAGCTTGCAAGGCGGCTGGGTAGCACTGTTCTGCATGGTCTTCCTCTGGATACTGCAAGGAAGCTTAGGCTTCTTAGCTTACATGAATACAGCTAAGTACAGGATCATGGAAGAAGTCTCGAAAGGAACGTTAGGTGTTCTAGGAGTCAACATTGTTGCTTTGGGCATTACATTAGTCAAAGAGAATCCAAGCATACTGGCAGTTGCTATATTAGCTTCAGGAGTAGCTTTATTAATTGCATTCGCCTATTGGGTATCGAAGGAGATAGAAGCTCATGCAGCCTCGACGTAAAATCAGAGAATTAAGAAAGAAAATATTAACTGAAGGATGCAGCTTCGAAGAAGCCATCCTTGAAATACTCGATATCCTTGAGGAAATGGAGGTGAAATAATGTCTACATCTTCTCCCTTTACCCAAGACGCATATAATACAGCTCCGAATGTAGACATTAGTGTAAGCTATGCATTCGAGGAGGAAATTTACTGCTGGAGATGCGGCTTCAAGTGCAAAAGCAGCTGGAATTACTGCCCCAAATGCGGAGCTGAATTATGCAAAAGGTGATATGAATGAATGTAGATAAACTAGCTAAACAGCTTCTGAAATACCCAAATGTAACAGGGTACTCAAAGAAGTTAAGGAAGAGAATCAAAGACGGCAAAGTAGTAGAAGAATGGTGCATACAAGTTCACGTATCAAAGAAAGTTCCTTTAAAAGAGCTTAAGCTTAACGAAGTGATACCTGCAGAAGTAGATGGAATACCTGTAGATGTTGTAGACATCGGCGAATTAAGAGCTTTGTCTATAGACAAAACGAAGAAATTTCGGCCGTTGCAGCCAGGAATAAGCATAGGCAATTATGCAATTACTGCAGGAACTTTAGGCAATTTCGTTTTGGGAACAAGGAAACCTTTCAAAGGTGAAGTCTTTATCGCCTCTAATGCTCATGTTCTCTGCGACAACCCAAGCTTTGAGAAGCCCAAAGAGATTGACATTGTACAGCCTGGCAGATACGATGGAGGAACACACAAAGACAAAATAGGGGAGTACTGCTGGCACCAGAGAATTAAACCGTTAGGCTCTGAGTCTTCATGCCCAGTATTGACTAACACTGCTAAAGCAGTGAATTGGCTACTAAAGAAGTTCAAGAGGAAAAGCAGAATTTCAGTCTATACAGAAGAAGCTAATCACATTGACTTTGCTGTAGCTTCAGTAGATGTTCCTTACGTGTTCAAGCATGCAGACAAAGTCTTTGACAGCTCATATGAATGCATAGGCTATGGCTTCGCTGGAAGCAGCAAAGTAAGCCTGGTGTGCAAAGGTAAATATGTTGAGCAGGAAGGCTTCCTTTATTTAGACTACCAAGGCGAAATCAAGCATTTTGCTCAAGGCTTCATAGGAGACATAGTTGAGAAGTCAAGCAGGAACTGCTGGGCTCAAGCTGAAATAATAGATGATAGCGCTTACGAAATAGTGAACTATGGAAGCTTCTATGCTGCCTTTGACGATATAATAATAACTTCTAAGCTCTTGGATCCAGGATGCAGCGGCTCAGCAGTCTATAGAAAAATCACAGAGGGAAGCCTGTGGAATCCGACATAATCATACCTGATTGCCGAGGCAAAGAATTCCTTGTATGCAAGCGTAAAGGAGGTGATTATGAATTAAGATTCATAAATAATAAAGGAGAAACTGTTTTTGTTTTTTGGTTTGCTATTAAACCTCCTGTTTCTCAGAACAGTAAAATTATTTCTGCTTTGCTTAAAATAATCTCAGAACTTGTTTATACTAATTATCTATGATAATGTGGAGCATGGCCCCAACAATTCAGCTGAGAAGCTGAGATTTTCAATGTGAGGCCTGACCATAAATGTCTGTACTCTAACCGAATTGTTTTCCCCCGCACATCCTTTGGAATTGTCACAAAGCCAGAGACAAAATACTCTGTAGTGGAGTTGTCCGGGAATCTTGCTGCCAATTGAATGCCATCTGATGAAGGATAATACTCATTTCCAACTTTTATTCGAGCATCCAACGAACCTAAATATGTCGTGCTTGATGCTCCACTTTGCCGCCTGATAATAGAAGAAAAGTGCACAAAGAGTATTTCGTGAGTATCACTCTCTGAATCTGGAATTGTCAGGGATATGCCCATATCCTTCCAACCATCAGTAGATGTTAGAGTAAATTCTGTAGTTGTTCCTACCTGGCTTTTCGCTGCGACTACACCAGTCGTGGGAATTGCTGCTCGTAACTCACTAAATATCACATCATCAAACCATACAGACTTAGTGTTAGAGCCAGAAGTGTTATCAAACTTCAATGCAATTCTAATATATCGAGTGCCAGAGGGAATTTCCCCTGTACCATTAATTTTTTTCCATTCATCTTCTGGCGGAGAGGCAGAACCAAATGTAATGTGATTGCCCGTATGGTTCATGTTCTTGTCGTAGCATTCACCAAGCAAGAAAACAGTGCCTGAACTCTGAGCACTTGTACCATAGACTTGAACAGAAGCAAAATATTGCTGGCCTTCACGGACAGGAATGTAGTTTGAAAGCCAGCCTCCTCTCTCGCCTACATCACAAGTTATTTGGGCAGCTTTCCCACCTTTCACAGTATAATCAGATGCTAAGTTATATGTCGGAGAGCCTGCTTCATCCCAGTGATGCTCCCAATAGTCCGGCATTCCATCGTCATCACGGTCAAGCTCAAAGCACTGATTGCTTATAAGGTTTTCCGGTGGAGCTTGAATGTCGTACAATGGATACTTAGGAATGATAGCTACATCGTTCAATGCAGTTCCAGAAGAGAACCTCAGCTGATCAAGATCGCTTCTCCACCACATCTTTCCAGCTTCATAGCTTGGGTCTTCACCGTCGTATCCATCGAAGCGGACATGCTTTGTCTTTATAGCTCCTGCAGCAATATAGCTCTCAGTGGCTTGCTCATGGAAGAATATCTCATCTATGTAGCCATAAGGATTGCTCCCTCCACCTATTGAAGAGTAGATCCTGACTCTAGCATAGTAGGCATTCGAAGGAGCAGTAATCTCGTTCTCTACTTTCTTATATGTTGTCTGACTGGCACTAACGCTCCCAACTGTCGAAGTTGATATCGGACTCTTCTCAGAAGTGTACCAGTCAATGTAGTAATAGATTTTCCCCGAATAATTGCCTGAATGAGCTTTCATGTAAGCTGATGCTATGTATTTATCCCCTGGTTTCACTGGAATGTAGGACTTTGACTTAGCGAAAGTCATCTCTGAGATTCTCAGAGCATAGTTTCCCTTATAAGCATCTGTAGTTAAACTTCCAGCTGTCCACTCTTTGCTTCTGTCTCCGATTTCAAAGTCTCCATCAGGAACCAAGTTAGTTGAAGGCCGAATGGTCAATTTCTCTGTAGTGATTTCTCCAGCAGCTATTTGCTCGGCAGTTATTGAACCTGTTTGGATTTCTCCACCATGTATCTTAGTTACATTATCTGGATGACGCCAATCAGCAAGATAGACACCATTTTCAGAACTGATCACTATTTTACTAGCATCTATTCCTAAAGTGCCATTGACATGATCGCTGTAGATAATTCCATTCCCAATTTGCACAGAGTTAGTAATTACCGCGTCTTCTGTTTCTAGGTGTTCCGATCTGATTGCCTTTGCTGCTATAGCTCCACTTCCTATAGTCGGAGAGTAAGAATTGAAAGGAACTATAGTTGACGGAGCATCTGTCTTTCTATCCACCATTACAAGCAAACCTTTGCCTTCGCCCACAGCTTCTGAATAGTCTTTGGTCCAGTGAAGATTGTTGTCATCTTTGCTCCAGTAGCAATACCATAAACCAGTACTCGGAGGTGTATAGCCTGCTAAATTCTTATTCACTGTCTTAGTTGAGCCATCTGCAAACTTAATGGTAGCATTTGAGCTTTCATCTTTAGCAGCCCAGCAAAAGGTTCCGTATGTATCTGAGTCCTCCCACATCTTGAAGTCTGCAGTCCAAGGCCTGGTCTCTATCTGCAAATCTATTGGTTTAGCTCTCAAAGGAGTAGCACTGGCTGGACTTGCTTGTTTCTCACTCTCATTGTTTGCATTGTCTATAGTTGTCACCCAGAAGTAATGGGTGATATAATCTGCATCTGGATCTTTCACTTTCCATAGAAGAACATTACCTCTAGTTGTTCCTGCAGAAACAGCATCAGCTGGATTATCAGTTATGCTCCTATAAACTTGATAGTGAGACAAATCCTGAGCTCCAACATGTTGCCATTCAATCAGAATGCCGTTGAATAAAGGTGTAGCTTGCAAGCCTGAAGGAGTTGGAGGTGCTGTATCATTTGTCTTAGTAGTCACATTTATAGTCGATGACCAATCTGAAGCCTGCCCTAATTTACTTATTGCGCATACATGTATCTCATAGGTTGTCCCAGCTTCTAGATCAGGTGTAATTACTGTCACAGTAGAGCTTGAAGGAGGCTGCTCTACATAGATGTGATGCCATTCATATGGACCAGACTTCCTATAGCTTACTACATAGCCTCCAGCATTCTCAACGACATTAATAGTAACCTCTATCCAAGTTCTGAACTGTAATTCTGTGTCTATCTCCTTTGCTTCAGCGGTGAAAGTAGGAGGGCTAGGAATGTAGTCAGGAATGTCTGTGACATCATCTTCTGTCTTGTCAAAATAGTTCTCCATGCTTGGAGCTTGCTCTTCGTATATGGGATATATCCCGTATTCCTCGTATTTCTTGAAGTCCTCTAATTCCTTGTCTAAAGTTTTAACTTTCTTCTCAACTTCGATTTTCACTTTGTCTACAGTCTTAGTTACAGCCAGAACTCGGTAAGTAACTTCGCTTTCCCAGCCTAATTCAGGCTTGTTAAGCTTAACTGTGTCGCCTGGGTATAGATTGTAGCCTTGACTTACTTTGAGAGGCAGAGTCACACCGCTTGACTCAGTGTTCAATTCATCAAGCTTTTTCTGAGCTAATGTGTTCAAAGTGTCAACGTCCATTGCTCCTTTCTCTGTGAATACAGCTATGTTGTCTCCTGTTCCAGCACTGCCTTCAATGTAATTACCATCTTTGTCTACGCTTCTGATGATAACTTTAGTTACCTTTTGGCTCCTGTCTACTATTCTCTTAGGCCACTCCAGAGGATCGACAGAAACGTTTGTATGTTCTTGTCTAGTTCCTATATTAAATCTAGGATTCAGTGAAGCATCCCAGTCTGCCCAAAAGTCTTTGTTTACAGCGTCAGCTAAGAATTGTGCTGCTTTCAAGCAGTTGCTCCTTATGAAGCGAACAGAAACTGTTCCAGATGGACACTCTCCTTTCTGGACTCCAGCTTCATCGCAGATAGCTTGGAGCACATTCGATATTGTCTCCCCTACATACTCAACTGCATGAGATGAGCCTGACGGTATAATCTTGGGATCCATCTTAACGTAAGCTTCGGGGTAAGCAAAGCAAACCAATAACTCTTCGCTGTATTCTGCTCCTACCAGTAAGCCTTCGAAGACTACTTCGCTGCCATAGAGAATTCTTATTTTCTTATCTGAGCCAACAAAAGTCCTGTTGCTGCTTGTATTAGGCAATATAAATAAGCATTCTTCATGACCGTTGAGCTCTTGATGTATTTTCTTGAATACTGCATCAGTTTTCTCAACCCAGTTTGAACCTGAGCGGTACTCTACTTTCCACATTACTCCATCACGTGGTGCTCTGATCCTCTATAGAATTCCATCTTGTATGTGTAAACATTCGGGTATCCGCCTACTTTCCTGTAGACAAAAGAAGTTAAAATCCATGTATCATTTAAATTGCTGTCTAATTCAGAAATGGTTACTTCTTTGTAGACTCGGCCCAGCATGGGAAGCAAATAATCATTGAGCAAATCTGAATCACTCTTCCCTTTCTCATAGAGCAAGCCTTCCAAAGTTAATACATCAGGCTTCATTCCGTAGCTAAGCAGTATAGCTTTGCTTCCAGGTTTAGTTAAAGACTTAGTTATGCTTGTATACTTGACCACTATGCTTTTAGGATTTCTAGGCCAAGTTATTTGCGTTGAATCCCAGCTGAATTTCATTACAATCTCCTCCTACGAGCAGCTTCAGCTACAGCTAAACTAGCATCATGGATTAGCTCTTCTTTGTCTACATCAGAAGCTAAATGCTCAACATTAAATGTTACATAGATAACTGAGTAGCTTGAGCCGCTTTCGATTCCTCTTGAAGGTATAGCTCTTGCAGGGCTTCTGATTGTTCTCAAATCTCCTCCTAATTCAAAAGTCTCTCCTGTAGTCTTAGCTATTTCCTTATTGAATTCTTTGAGAGCTTTAGTCATTTTAACCACATGCGGTGTAGCATGCCTGAAGCAAAGGTTGAGCAAAGCATTGGTTAATCCGCCTAGGAAATTAGCTGCTCCGCTCAAAACATTGTTTATTGCATCCAGAGCACCCTTGAACCAATCCAGTACAGGCTTAAGCACTGACCAAATAATGTTTGCTACCCACTCAATGGCTTGCTTTATTCTCATAAGAACATTGTACCATGCTTGGAGTATAGGCATCAAGACAGGAGACAAAATATCCCAGAGCTTCTGGAGGCCCACTATAAATGCTGTGACAACAAGCCTAGCTAATTCATAGATTATCCTCCCTACATTGTAAAAGATTTCTCCTATTTCTTCGAGTATAGGCATTATAGGCTGCAGAGCAGACACTAAGCTTTCCCATACTCCTTGGAAGAAGCTTGCTATTTCGCTCCAATGCTGAATAACCAGGATTACGCCTACAATTGCTCCTGCAACAGCTGCTATAACAGGAAGCAATGAACCTAGAGCTCCAAGCAAGCTTGTTAGAGTCCCTATAAGTCCAGTTCCAGTTGTTGCTGCAAGCAAGCTGTTCATGGCTACAAGCTGCAATATGGAGCCTAAACCTGTAAGTATTGGGCTCAGCATGTAAGCTGCAGTCCCTATAGCAATCATCAGAGGAGCAAACGGCATAAGGAAGCCTATGATTTTAGCTGCTACAGGAAGAAGAGGCTCCAAAGCTTTAACTAAGCTTAGAATCATAGGGACTGCTACACGTATACCATCTACGAAAGCTTTAATAAATTCTGGCCCTACATCTCTGAGAATAGATATTACTGTAGGGACAACGTCACGAGCAAAATCAGTTAGTACAGGAATAACTTCGTCTTTTACGCTCTCCCAAACTTCATAGAGAGCGTCTATAAGCTGGTTAATATAAGGCAAGAGAGGCTCTATGGCTTCAGCTGCTATCAAAGCTATAGTGGCTTGCAGATTCTGCATAGTCCCTTGAAGCTTGATTCCTGTCTCAGAGACTACACCTATAGCTTTCTCTAATCTCTCTTGGGATTCAGCGCTGAGCAAGCCTGTAGCAGCCAGTAAGCCTAATGCTGAAGCAGCTGCTTCTACAGACTGCTCCCAGCGAAGCAAAGTCCCTAAGCCTTTCCTTATAGGCCTTAGCATCCAGTTAAGCAGTATCCTCCCTACAACTATGGTCCTGAAAGCAAACCAGCCTAAACGGTATCCTGCACGAGTCAGAGCTCTGCCTAAGCGGCCAACTCTCTGGCTTAACGTCACATGCTCTTTGGCTGCTCTGGCTTCATCTTCAGTTAATCTCCTTATAACTTCAGAGAAGAACTGATGGCTTCTTGTAGAAGGAATAAGCTTCGCTTTCTCCTCTGTGAAAAGCTGCTTGGCTATGTTAAGAGCTTTCTCTAAGCGTTCTTTGTCGCTTATCACTTCTTTTATTCTTCTAGAAGCATTCCCATAAACTCCTATCAAGCTTCTTAGCTTATCTTCTACCCTGCTGGCTACTCCAGGGTGCTTCTCGAGCCATTCGAGTATCAGCTGTATTCTAGCTTCTCTAGCTGACATTTCTTAGCCCATAATCTCCTTCTTTTCCTCTTAATCTCCTCTTTTAAGCTTCCAGGCTCCTCCTGCTCAGCTGTTACTTGAGCTATTATAGCAGCATCTAAGAGCAAGTCTTCAAGAGGAGACTCACTTATTCTGAGTAGTTCAGTCGGCCGCTTTCCTATTCTTAGAGCGAGAGCTCCGGCCAATTGAGCCAGAGGATTCTCTGCGAAATTTCTGCCTTTTCTTTATGCCTTTAGCAGTCAAGCCGTTGAATTCCAGAATCTCTTCGAATAAAGCTACTAAGTCTTCTATTTCTAAGTCGTCTATGCACAAGCACTT